TCAGGGGCTCAGGTCACCCCACCAACTCAAGGGCTCCCCGGCGCAATCGACGCCAACCTGAAAGAAATGCTGCGTGTATAGCGGAGCGTTGACCGTGATTTGATAGGCGACAGATTCCCCGTAAACCGGATCACCCGCACACATCACACCAACGTAGAACGGACTGAATGTTGTTATCGTGATGGCGTATCCAAGATTCGCGGCATAATTCACAATTGATGGAATCGACAAAGACCCTTGCGGGAAACTCCCAGCAAATCTTGCAACCACCTGAGCCTGTCGAGCTTGGACGGTAGGGGACTCGCCTTGGCATGGGTCAGGAAGTCCTAATGACGCCTCCCAATCAGGCAGCAGATATTCAGTGCTTGCGGGATACGCATCGGCAATCAGACCCTCGGAACTCGCGCCAATCCGCTCATAGGTCGGAGCCAATGCGTTCACGGTCTGCACAAACACCGATTCCGGGTAGTCCTTTGGAAAGGCTATCCCATCCGGAAAGTGATCGAGCAAGGCTTTCTGAAATGTGGCGAGGTCATAAGGATATACCGACATATTTTATGACCACGTAACCGTGCCGACGGTAGGCAAGTAGCCAACTGGAATCACAACATTGGTGGCTGGTGAGAGAAGCGTGTAATTGATTACCGAAGCTGTGCTTTCAATCGCTGAGGCAATGCCGCTTAGATAGAGCACCGAGCCTAATGGCGACCCATTGACCACAAATAGCTCCGCAATAGAGGCAATTACCGCTGCTTGCAGTGCTGAGCTTGCAGGATTCAGACCTTGTATAGCGATGTTTATTGGCTGAGGTGTTGGAGCCGCTGAGAAAACCAACGTCGGCACCGGAGCCAATGGAAAAAGAAATGATGCAACAGCTTGTAGGTCGCCGGTTGCAAATGGATATGCCTGACGTGTCTCCGCATACGCAATTCCGCCGCTGCCAATTGGAAAGCCATTATTGGCGGCTTCTGAGATGTCAAACATGGTGTAGACCACGACGGTTCCCGGTCCAGCCCCTAAAGGGTTGACCCAACCGCGTGTGACTCCAGGAATTTGCAGTAGCCAATTACGAAAATCCGATGAATTTCCCCCCTGAGCAGGCGCGGCAAATTCGGCGAGCATCCGGCTTCGCAAGGAATCATCGGTTTCCTGATCAGCACCTCCGACAAGAGCGGTGACTAAAACACCTGTCGAACTCACCCCGCCTATCGAGACCGTCAAGGTGAGCGTGGCACCTACAGGCGTATTGCCAGCACTGCCCGGCACAACAGCGTTGACGATAAGCGGTGTGGCGTCACCAACCTGCCAGTCTGCGGCTGTGGTATATTGATAGCCATCAATGCGGCTAAGCAGGGTTCCAGCCGGGACATCAGTTCCGGCAACACCGGTGAGCATGACTTGACCCGTCGATGGCGTTGCATCTTCACGAAAGACCCTCTTAAAAGATGCCCAAGCGACAAGCCACTCTGAGGTGGCGGTTAGGGGCGTGGCTTGCAGAGAATAATAGTCAATCAGCCCATACAGGTCATAGGACATGCCTGCGATAGCTTCGCTGGTATAACCAAGGTTTGAGATTGGCAAAAGAACACCACCGATTGGCAGATTGGCGGTGATGTCGGCTTTGGCTTGAGCCAATAAGGTGGTGAGGGTCGGTCGAGGATAAGGCACACGAAAACCAATCAAGAGATGATTGGTTATTTATGGTTAGACGCCCGCCCAAGCTGTTTGGAACTGGAAGGTCTGCGCAGTCTGAATATTAGGTTGGAAAACTTGAACTGTGATGCCCATCGCATTTGCGCCAATGCGTGTGCAAACCACCGTGTAGCTCGACGCAATGCCATAGCTTGTGAGTGGCAATAGGGCTTCGTTGCAGTAGTCGGTTGCCTGTTTCAGCAAGGTTGAGGCGTTGGAAATGATCGAGTTATAGAGCATCCACAATCTTGAGCCAGCCGGCTGCGAATTGTAGCTGTCGCCCCAATATCCCCTTGGGTCATTCGTCACATAATCTGGGGGTGCCCTGCGGTCTACAAACAGACACAGCATTACCATAGTCAGCAGGTCGGCACCTGATTGCAGGTCGCCGTTGCCAAACGTCCAATCTAAAGGCGGTAAGGTCGGATCATTGTCCGCGTTGATGACTGTCGAGATATCCATAGGCGTATTTAGGAACCATCATCGGGAGTGTTGTAGTCAGATACGGCGGTTCTGCCACCGCCCTCTTGAACACCCGTATGAGTATGATTGGCATCGAACTGTCTCATTTCTCTCAGGCTGTAGCTGGTGCCCGAGCTATGGTCGGTGATGTCACCAGTCACATCGAGATTGCCATTCACCTGCACAGTTGGAGCCGTGATATTCACGTTCCCAACTGAGGTGATATTGATCATCCCATTTGCGACAATCTCGATATCCTGAGATGCAACCACCTTGATGAGTGTGCCGCCCTTGAAATAGAGCGAGTTGCCGGCATTGTCATAAAGTTGAACTTCGCCACTTGCCATGCCGGTTGGGCGGAATCTTTGGTCATTCGACGCAATGAAGACACCATTGCTGTTGTCGCCTGCCAAGTTGACGGAGACATGATCACAGCCGACCAATGGCGAGCTTGCAAACCCATAGAGTTGCATGGAACTGGCGTCGCGTGTCTCGAATGGGCTGTGTTGCACCTGCACAAGCTGGACAAGCCCGCTTTCGTCAGCCGGGATGAGTGTCTTGCCGATTTTGACGGTGTGGATAGTGCGCAGGAAATCTTTGCTCAAGAGGCACCCCCATACGGGTTGATGGTGCCACCACCTGGATTCTGCGAATCACTAATCGCTTGCTGCAATGTCCAAGGGAACTGAGTAAGGTTTGTTGGTTCGATACTGAAGGCTGAGGGCGGCATACAGGTCAAGTCTGCCGTTGTCCCGTTGGTCAAATCACGTCGAAATGTAACCTCGGATATCAACCATTGGGCATTGACCAGCTTCAAGCTTGGGATGTTCAAGGTTATGAGTGCGTTGATTTCCCATAGCTTGCCTGTGTTATCCCGCCAGCTATCCACGGTAGCCCGCAAAATCTGTGATCTTCCAAAGCGGCGGTTCTTTTCGAAATCCGCGCGCGATTGGCTGAGGTCGGAGCCGTCATGATCACTTACGGTTTGTTCACTGACAATGCCGAGCGGGCGATAGCGTTTGACATCTGCGTCAGTGGCTTTGCCATGAAAGAAAACGGATGCGCCCATCTCGGCAGCCTTGCCATCTGACAAGGTATAGACTGATTGCCAAACTACGTCATATTCCGAAAAGCGATCCGCCATGCTGTATGCACAGGAACCACGTTCCAGATTGATACCTTCGGTAATTCCGCTATTCATTTTGGAATTGCCAACTGTGTTCAAAACTAATGACCCGTCTGTGTCGTCATATACGAGCCAGCCCACGCCATTCCATCTTGCAATTCTGTCAACAATCTGAAATGGGGTCTCTCCAAAATTTGAGACAAACAGCGGAATGACTGGACCATCTGAGCCGGTCAGATTTTTGACATTGATTTTGAACGGCGCTGCCAGTTGCTGCGCTATCGATGGCAGACTTACCCGATTCAATTGGTTGTAGTTTTGGATGAGGGCGGAGCAATCATGCAGGTCTTCGCATAGCGACCTACCAGTGATTGCGACTGTGTGATTGTTCTTGTCGATTTCCGGGATATAATCGTCAATCCACCCGGTCAGCACCAAGTCATCACCAAGTTTGACCTGACAGGCAGCGCCCGGCGGAAGGATCACGGTTGACGGTGAACCATTCAGCTTCTCAGTCGCACTGATAAAGAAATCCGATGGAAAATGCTCCAAGCCACGGGTGACGGATATATCCATCCAACCGGTGAAATCGACGCCTCCTACGGTGATTGTCAAAATATCTGGACTGGTCATTTGGACAGCACATTCACGACAAGCGGCATCTGACCCGGAAAGGGCGCATCCGGGTTGCGGGAGAGAATCTCATCCCCACGGGTGGCATCGCCATAAAGCCTGTAGGCAATGACCTTGGCAGGTTTCCCGCCAAAGGTGGTTGTGGCGTCGGGCAGCATAGCGCCACGGGTCTGTAGGTCGCTTACAACAGCCGCTCGGAGCACTCTTAGGGCTTGGTAGGTGCTGGTATCCCCGATATCGGCGGCATAGATGACTTCCGCGTCATAGAGCGGCGTCACCAACGCCAGCACCTGCGCGGCATCTTCTATGGATTGCGGGTTATAGGCGGCTGTGGCGTTCGCCAGGGCAGCCAAGGCACTCCGCCTTGCAAGGGCTGCTGTGGCGGCAGTCACGGTCTGCACATAGCCTCCTATGGTCGTAACCGAGGGGGGAGCCGATGCCGTGAAGCTCGCCATCCCGACCAACAGACGAATTTGGTCAGCGGGATCATTTGCCGAACTCCGGTTAAGCTCATCGGCTGCCTGTAGGGCTGCCACGAAATTGTCGGTGATATTGGTCATAGCGAGGATGCGAAACTGGAAACTGAATTATATGCGGAGATAACGTCGGTGCGCGTTGTGGTCGCCAACGCCATTGCCGAATTGACGCCAGATTCCAATGCTCGAACATCAGTTAATCCGGTCTTAATCAGGTTCAAACCTTGTTGGGGTGCCGATAGGAAGCCATTACCATATCGACCAAATGACAATCTGCCTCCGGTTACGATATTGCCCACACCCTTGACCAAGTTCACGGCTCGGGTGGCATCATTTAGCAATCTCTGCGCTTGGTTCACATATTTGGAAACTGTGTCTACCACCGCGTTGACTGACCGTTCACCTGATTTAATAGCGGCTCCAACCTCACTGAAAAAATCGTCAGAGGATGCATCTTTGAGAGATGCGGCTGCGCCTACCACGGTTGATTGCGTATTGGTGAGGGCAATTGGCGTGAGGTTTTGAATGTTTTGATTGGCTACAGCTATGAACTGCAAGTCCATAGATACGACTCGCCCTTCTCGCCAATCTTCGCTAAAGCCCGCGCCAATCAGATTAGCGTCGAATGTGCCTAAGCTTGGATGGACAAGCTGCCCAGCGCCCTTGATGCGGCATTGTGCTTTGAAATAATCGCGCTGTTCATAGACATTATCACCGATAAGAAAACCCCGAATGGTGATGATTTCAGTTTGCAACCCGAGGTCCTCGACGAAACAGGTGTCTCGATTTGGATACTCATGAGTCACCGTGCGCCGCCCAACGCCGCGCTCTGCGCCCTCTTCCATGGCGAAGCCCTGCCCACGCCAAGAGCCGTGTTGAAGGGTTTGTCCAAAAGGGGTGTCTACGAAAGGCATGAGTATATTTAGGGACTTGGACCGAATGGCAGTGGCGCTGATACCCGAGGTGCGCCAGTGGTGACATTGCCTTTGCTCTTGACGTTCGCAGTGGTGCCCGGCGGAGCCCCATTAAGGTCAACCTGCACATGCACGGTGCTATCCGAACCGCCAGACACACCACCCGGCGTATTGGCTCCGGTGAATGGCAATGCTCCGGATGTGGGTGCCTTCCATGCGTCACCAGTTTGCGGGACAAGCTGATTCCTTGAGCCCGGCGGAGCAACCTTGCGCATGTAATCTCTGGTCTCCGTAATCGGAAACGAGTTCATGAAGTCAGCTTCGCTGATCTCGCCCTTACGCGGATCACCCAAGGCACCAAGCATTTCATCCATCTTGCCCGGTCCAGCATTGTAGGCACCTGCTGTGAGCATCGGCGTTTTATACTTCTGCGAGAGTTCTTGGTAATAAAGGTGTCCAAGGTTCTTGTTGTAATCAGCGTCCGTCTTGTACTTGTTTTCATCCCAAGCGATACCGTTCTTGAGGGCTGTCTCTCTCGCAGTTGCGGGCATAACCTGTGCAACGCCGATAGCGCCAGCGGATGAGGTCAATGGCTTACCATCAGCACCAAATTGCTTACCGCCGCTTTCCTGATTGATCATCCGGTTCCACGTCTCATCAAAAGATGAGGTCGGAGCCATAGCTGCGGTATTGGCTCCGCTTGGTGCAGCGGTTGCAGAATCTGCGGATATGCGCCGTCGCTGATTGTAGTCTTCGAGCACTTTTCCGCTGCCATTCTCAGCAGCCTTGTTCCCGAGATAAACCATGGTGGCTGCGGCTATAACCGGCACAAACGGCAAGATTGCTGAGACCGCGCCACCCAGCGCAGTGCCGCCAGCTACAGCTTCACCTGCACCAGAGGCAACACCCTCAGCCGCCGCAGCCCCCTTCCCAAGCAGGGAAAGCCCGCGTGTGGCTGCGACAATGCCGGCAATGTTGGCTCCAAAAGCAACCACACTGGCGGCTGCACTAACACCTTTGCCGACCAACCACAGTTCGAATAGGTCTTTGCAGACATTCTCCAAGCCGCCAAATGTGTCTATCAGCTTGGATACCTTGTCTATCCAATGGTCGATGCCATCACCCACGGAATGCCAATTTATGCCTTCGATCCATTTGCTGAATCTGTCTATCCATTCGCCGAATTTAGAGGCTACAGCGTCGCGATTGGTCGCAATCAGGTCTGATAGGAAATCGAGTAATTTGGATGCGGCTGGGGCTGCCCTTTCAGATATGGACATGCCAAAGCCTTCAACAGCCAATGTCATCTTGGCTTGGCTGAATCGGAAGTCTTCGAGGTTCTTCGCACCTTCCGTATTGATCAGCCCATATTTCTCGGTGAGCTTGCGATTGCGGTCTAAGGCTTCGCTGCCCTGATTGATAATAGGCAGCATGCTTTCCGAGGCACCTTGGAAGATCATGGCTGCCAAGGCGGCTTGCTGCGTTGGATTCTTGATAGCGCGCAAGGCATCGATGGCTTGTGGCAGCGCGTCTTTGAGGTCAATTGCGCCAGAGGCAGTGCGTTTGATCTGAATGTGCAGCAGTTGGAAGGCTTGAGCGGCTTCTACATTCGAGCCGTTGATAGCTCCCTGCATGGTATCAGCCAAGGCTTTCAGCCCGGCTGTCATGTTATCCGACGATACTCCCGCGAGCTTGGCTGCGTTCTGGTAGCTCTGAAGCTGGGTGTTGGTCATGCCAAGGCGACGTGCGGTATTGGTTAGCTGATTGCTCCAATCCGCGAAACCTGCGGTAGCTCGATAAAGCCCTGCGAGACTGGCAGCACCTGTCAAAGTACCCAATGGTGCTATGATTTTGCTGACTGCACTTGCGGTGTTGAGGGCTGTTCGTCCGAGGTTGCCTAAGCCATCTCTGACCTTGTTCAAGCCTGAGAGTTCGCCAAATCGCGACATTTCTTTTGCAAGTCTCTTGGCGGGTGCCTGAGCTTGCATCATGGATTTGTTTAAGTTTTTGAAAACCTTGGTGGCGTTGTCAGTCGCCTTGATATTGATCGAATATGCGCCATTTGCAGCCATTGCAGATTATCCTATTTTTGCTCTGGCTGGAACTTGCCTTTCGAACTGATGCTGAAACCACCATTGAAGTTGGGTAATTGTCAGCTTCCAGACTGACCCTTCACCGATGAGCGGAAGGTGATTACGTTCGGTTATGTCGATGCAGATAGACTCCCAGTCTCCGGGGAGTCTTCCAGAAAACCCGAGACATATTCTGCCGCCTCTTTGAACTTCCTATGCGGTAATGCCTTGATCACAATTTCTGCGGTGTTCGAGCAACGCGCTACCAGTGTGATACTCGCTTGGATGCTGCCATGAGCGGTGCCGTCAAAGTGTTTCGATTGAACCAACACATCTTCGATGGTGGGCTCCCTCAAAGTGAGCTTGGAGTGATGCTTGCCAGCCACGGTGACATCAATGTCCATTTCATAGGACAGTGGCGCAATTGGGCTGAGCTTCGCGTGTGGAAGGTTCATTTTCAGTTCTCCGTCACCGACGCAGACTCGAAGCGCACATCGAAGGTGGCTTCCGAGGAGTTGACTTCTTGCACAGCCACGCACCATGCGTTTGTCGCTGTAATTTGTTTGCCGTTTGCCTGATAGACAATCACGGTGCTGAAGGTCATCGAGTTGAAGTCTTTGACGGTCAAGGCTTGGTTATCCAAGAGCTTGGCACTGATAAAGCCTTCGGTTGGCATGTCGATATACCCAAAGACGCCTGACAGACCCTTCTTTGTTTCGCGAGATACCGAGCTTGGCGACCACACCACATCGGAAACCACGTCATACGGAGTTCCGTCGATGGTCAGGGTGGTAACGCCACCAACTAATCTTGTATTTGATCCACTCATTTAATCATTCCATTTTAGGAAACCGACGCAATCACTGCGTTGGCTTTGGGTTATTTACGCGATTAGGTTTTTTGGAAGGCGACCACAATCTTGATAATGCGAAGCTGATTTGCGAGGTCGAGGGGCAGATACAAAGCTACTGTGCCATTCCCCTGATTTTCTGCACTGGCGGCTTTGGCGAAGACATCTGGATTTTGCATCATCTGCAAATCACAGAGCTTGCGATAATCGGCAATTGCCTCTGCGAGAACAATCTGGCTTGTGACCAGATTGCTGCCATATGGGATATTCGACCCGTCAGCCACCAAGATGCATCGAGCAAACTTGGTTTCCATATCTTGAGCGATAAACCGCTCTGCAAACATAAGCTGATAAGGCGTCTCGGAATCGAGGTAGCTGTTGTCAGGTGCGCCACCGGCATTCGTCTGATAATTGGTGACACAACGTTTGAGCCAAACTGTGTTGTCTTGTCTGGTCTCGAAAGTGCTGATTCCAGAATATAGCAACGTGTTATTGAGCGCAGGCGAGAAGCGGCTCTGCGGAGGTGGCGGCAACACATTCATCTGCATATTCTGCAAAGGCGTTGCCGGGTTTGAGCGCAGCGACGGGGCTACTGTAGCCACGAAGTCAGCCGCCCAAATATAAGCGGGCTCTGGCGTATCATAGAAACCGAGGGTGTTGACGTGTTGGCTATTGTTGCCGGTGCCATAGCTCTGCAACCCAGCGCCTGTGTTGCGGGTAGCTGTCCAGACCGCGCCATCAAGCTGATTGCCCGACCAACTCCAACGCCCGGAGGTATCGGAAAAGAAGTTCTGGAATGACAGTAGCTGTGTGGTGCCCGAGTAGGGCGACAGGAAGGTGTCATATTGCTGGGTGCCAAGGTTCATCAGGGCGGTGTCAAGGATCGGATCTCCAGTCCCTGCGACACCGGCAGTGATCGTGACTCCAATACCTGGCACTGCGAATTCGTTCGCCGCTGCACCACGGTAGTTGTAGTAAACCGGGATATCACCTGCACCTTGGAAGGTGCCATTGTGGCGAGAGGTAATCGTGACCACTGAGTTTGCCGTGACGTTGGCTGTTACCGGAAGTGGCTGACCCACTGAGTTGCCGGCATTGATGCCAATTGCAAGGTTGGTGGCTACAGTGTTGGAGGTATCACCAGAGTTGACCAAAATCTGTTGGTTATCACCCAGGACGTAAAGATTGAGCGTGCCTGCTTGCGTGGCAGTGCCGTTGATAGTCACCACCATACTGGCTTTGCTGCCACCGGGATTATCGACTACCGGGGTGATCCAAGTTTCAGCGAAATTGTCATACGTGCTGTAATGATTATAGACGTAACTCGCGAGTGAGCCGGCACCTGTCATCGTCGATACCTGAGTCTGAGATGTCGCTAAGAATGCAATGTTAGCAACTGCGTTTCCGGTTGACAGCATCTGAGCCACGATGTTTGTGCGTGGATTCGGCGTGCTGGTATTGGCGTTGCTATTATCGTTTTCGATATAGACGCCCGGATTGCGTAGGTTGCTCGGAATGCTCGGAGTTGCAATATTGGTGGTATTAACCATCGTTGTGTCCTTTAATTAGATTCGACGGGCACAACGGCATCCGCAGAGCCACTGGTTGTGGAATCAAGAGGTGAATCACTGATTGTGATGTCATTGTCTCGTTCCATGATTCGCCAGTAATACGAATCTGGAACATACATGCCTTCTGCCGGAACTGGTCGGCAGGAAGGGGTTAAAATCTTTAGATTGCGGAGTGGGGTGATATATATTTGGGTCATGCTCATATTTAGCTAATGAGCATGATTTGCCTGTCAGTCCGGTGGATTGGTGAATCCAAATGTGGTGCCACGCGGTTCTGTGGCAATGATACTCTTTATCGGTGTTCCTTGAAGTTGGAATCCGTCAGCATTTGTCAGGGTGATTGGACGCGAGAATCGCATTTCATACCACATGCGCCCTTGGTCGAGTCCGGTGATTTTTGAATCCACAAACGCCAAGCCAATATGTGAGAACTTTGGGTCATTGGTGTTTCGCCAATTCAGCACAGCAGCCAAGACGGCGTCTTCCAACGCCTCTAATTGCTGGGCAGCGGTTTGTCCTGTGCGCTCTGCGGTCATATCGACTTCAAAGATAATCTGCACAAACTCATCGACTGCCTGCCGGATGCCATTCATCATAAGATTTGGACCGGCTGTGCGTCCGTCTGGAATGACGTAGCAAGCTGGCAACGCCATGTTGGTCTGATTTCGCAAAGACTGTGCGAAGTCGGCAGCACCCGCTACCCTGCCTCCGAAGGCTGGGCAGGCTTGTCTAAGTTGGGTTATAACTGCGTTGATATCCATTTAGGTCTTCTTGAAAAAATTGATGTCTTTGATAACCGAATCCTGAATGTCTTTCGTGATAGACTCGATGTTTTTGTCGAGGGCGGTAGACAGGTATGGTCTCGGTGCCATGACGCGGGTTGTGGATGGCATATCCCTTCTGTTGCGGTTTCCCTTCTTGCCGCCTCCTCCCCGACTTCCTGACTCCAAAGACAGCGCATACTTCGCGGTATCAACCACGGAAACTGAGGTGCCATCTCTGGCGACTTTGACCTTGAGGGACTTGGCGAGATTGCCCGTGAAATTGGCGGGAGCTTCATTAGGCGCGGAGGCTACGTGTCCGTTGCGCATGATGCCGCTGCCTGCACTGTCGCGGATCAACTCGACTGTTGTTTTTTTGACTCGATTGCCGGCACCACCCATGACCTGCTTTAGAAAACTTTTATCGTATTTTAGGGTGTATTCTGGGATGTCGATTTTCACCTTCATGGCAGCATCTCATGGCTATCTAACATGCAATCCATGATCAAAAACCGCTGCCGACCGCTCAAAGGCATGATCCGTCTTACCTGATAGGTATCTCGATAAATCGTGTTGTCGGGTTGAATCGAGTCATGCAGGACGAACCAAAAAATATTTGGAATCTGTGTGTATCGAACCGTAATCCTGTGAGTCACCTGGTTTTCCGTGTTCACACTGGCGGTTAGGCTGCTGTAGAACGCAATTGTGCTAATTGGAACGATGTTGGCGGACACAGTTTGCTGCATCGAGAAATCGTCTACGGTATTGTTGTTTGTCAATGAGGGCACCTGTAGGCGTTGTGTCAGCACAACGCGGTATCTCAAGTCACCAATCTTTGGGATGTCATATTCCATGACCGTATTTAGCCGGGGAGTGCTTAGGCGAAGGTCATCAGCCTGTAGGGGTCAAGCAGGCTCCGCGCGGTAGCTGACATAATCTCACCGTCGCCATCGCCTCGGTGTTCAAAGGCTGCCCCGACCATGAGCATGATGGCGTGTATGATGGGCATTGGGATGCTTGCCGGGGTGTCGCCATAGCCAGCAGTGTAGTTGACCGTCAGGTGATCGGAATTGGTCTCATAGAAGGCTGAGCCATAAAGGCGGATACGAGCCGGGTCAGTGGTCAGATCAAGGTCATAGTCGGTGCCTTGGGTCAGAGCCACGTCATCGGCTCCCCAGAAGCCCTGTGAGACGGATGCAACAGCTTGGACGGGGCTCCGCAGTAGCTCGACGTGCCGGTGATTGGACAGGTTGAAGGCGTATTCCAAGCCCAATGGGAGAATTATCGGAACATAAACCATGGGCCACTGTTGAGGCTGTCCGGAGCGAGCGACAGTTAGAGACAGTTGCCGGGTTATCAGGGCGCGGTCGAGGTAGCTCTCAGCAAGGCTGGTTGCCGTCTGGATATAGATCGCCAATAGAGGATCATAGTCCAAGGTGTCGATGCGGCAATGGGGTCTAATCACTGACAGTGAGACAGGTGGCACCGCAGGGGCAACCGTCTGGCGGAGTTGCAGGAATCCCATTATTTCTTGATCATTTTCTGAGCCGCACTCGGTCTGGTAGGCATGACCTTGGGCTGTGGTGTGGCTGGCTCAGCTACGCCAACGGAGATGAGTTGTGCGGCGATGTTTGCGGGGAACCCAGCTATGTCGCCAACTTTGTAAACGCCATATTGGCGAGTGAATTTGATGCTTGTCATGCTGGTATTTAGCGAGATGCAAAAAAGGCGAGGATTTCTCCCCGCCTTTTTGTTGGTGAGCGTTTGTCGCTCGGGTTTAGACGATATTTGCGGACTCGGCTGCCGAGTTCGAAGTGTTGGCTGGCTGCGTAACATAAGGCGCACCTGCACTGCCTGTGTAGCCTGCCGGGTCCCAACCATAGACAGTGGTGATTGCCGCTGCCTGTGGATGCATCATGTTGAGGTCAACCTCTTCAATCACGCGGAAAACTGTTTGATCTCGCGAGTAAGCCGAAACCACGTTGCCACCGGAAACGTAAGAGGCTTCCATGCTGGAATCAGCGAACATGTCGAGGGTATCACCCAGCAACACATTATCCCACGCTACAAACATGATAGGTGTGCCGTTGGAGCTTCCACCAAGGTTGTTTGCAAGCTGTGTGGTTTCAGTGAATTTGTAGCCAAACAGCGTCCCTCTATCCAATTCTTCGCGAAAGAAATAGCGACCAACGGAATCGGTCAATGTGTTGAGGTAGGCACGCACAGACGGGTGGAACACCCAACCTGCTGATTTGGTCGAGATGTTCGCGCCTTTAACAGCCAATTCCATGGTGCTGAGAACATTGTTTACAGCACTCAAGCCAACCGCGTTGGATGTGAATGTGTTGGTATTCGAAACCATAGCCGAAATGCCAGCGGGGGTATATTGGACACCAGCCGCTCCGGTCAGGAACGCGATGTCCTCGGCACGCGCCAACATCTTAATCATATTGGTGCGGACAATGGATTCCACTGCGAGCGGAGACCGGCGGATCAAGTCATTGGAAACTGGAACCATAGCGGTCAGCTTCTTGGCAAAAAGCTGCAAATCATCGAAGCTTGGCTGGCTGATAGTGATATCCTGATTCTCACCTTGCCAATATGCGGCGCTGCCTGTGCTGAGACGCGGCATGGTGATATTGCCCATAGGCATCGGAACCATCTGCGGGTTATTCGCACGAACTACGGTTTCTGCATAGAGTAAGTCAATGATTTCATTGCGAAAATCCTGTGGGATAAGTGCTCCACCTGTTGCACTGCTGATAGTAGCACCGAGGGCTTTACTGACTTCCAAATCTTCGAAGTCATCGCGGATATAGCGGGTGCCAGAGCCGGGAACGGCTTTGTTCAAGCCAGCGCCAAGAATGAAGCGGGCTGCGCGGGTTCCTTTTGCCTCATGGCTCGGACGCTTGGAGAAACCAACGCTGGCGGCTTTCTGTCCCTTGGGAAACTTGCCGGATTCTCTGGCATTGGCGGTCTTTTCGGCGTTTTCCATGTCGTCATCGGCTTCGTCGCCATCTTTGGCTGCCAGTTCGTTGACAGCTTCAATGCGCTCGATGCGTTCGTCATGGTCTTTGACCTGTGCTTCCAAGTCGTCAAAACGGCTTGAATCACCTTCCTCGGGTGCGTCTTTGGTTGAAATCGCCTTCATCTCGGCGACAAGAGTTGCGCGCTTGCGCTTTAAGTCGGCAATTGTAATAGCCATTCTGTTAAAATCCATTTTAAGGACTCGGCGTCATCACGACGCTGATGTCAGGTTTAATTTAGTCTCTGTTATTTAGTGCAATCACACGCAAACGCCGTGCAAACTGTTCCTTGGTAAACGCATCAGTTGCTTTAATTTGCTCGATGTCTGCTGATTTAGGCATGTCATCGGGTGTCTGAGTTGCCAGATTTGCAGTCTCAGTCTGTTCTTCTATCAAGGCATAGGGATTGGCTGGCACATTGACGATGCTGAACTCATACAAGTCGGCTTTCAGGATATCGATGCCGTTTGGTCGGTTGTCCAAGTCGTCTGAGAATTCCCATTCGCGAGCTTGGAATCCGACACTGACTGCCGACAGATAGCCCGTTTTGCAAAGCTGATAAATGCACTCGGCTCTTTCACCAGCGCACGGCACAGACTGATCAATAAACTCGACGGTGCCTTTCAGCTTGCCATCTATCACCGCTATATCGACGCATTTTCCAACAGGGAACGAATCGGTGTCGTGCTGCCACATCACCAACGGGTTCTTTTTGTAATTGGACAAATCCCAACCCGTCTGTTTGACGACATCTTGATCTCTGTCCACGTCCTCGGTTGACAGAGTGAAGGTCAGTTGCCTTGGCAAACCAGTTTCGCTTACGTCGCTGAGATATTGTTTCGCCAACTTGGCATTGTGGGACTTCTGTTTTTTGAATTGGTCGCTTGAGAGATATTTCATTCGTTATCATCCTGAGTGGCATCGTCATCAGCCGGTGTGTCTGCGGCTGGTGTGCCGGAATTCGGGCTTGTCGGTGTGGGTTTGGAATCGGGTGATTGATTGAGGGGAAACCTGTGCTCCGCGCCTTTGCCATCTGGCAGAGGCGGCAAGCCTTCGCGACCTCTGACCTCATCCACGTTGTATATGCCGTTGAGCAAGGCGACCTGATACGCGTCGAATCGGGCTTTGGTGTCGCCTTTTAGCAGATTCATAAAGTCGAATTTGATCTTGTATCGCTTGCGTTCGTCCGAAAACAGCAAACGGCGTTCAAAGGCTTTTTCAATCTTGGTGGTAATTGGCGTCAATGAGCTATCGACGTAGGCTTGCTGTTGGGATTCCAAGCTCGAATAGCTAACCCGGTTCATGCCGCCAATTTTGTGCGGCGGGATGTTGAACATTCTGGCAATTTCTTCGACGGTGAAGCTTCTGGCTTCGAGAAGTTGCTGATCTTTTGGTGAGATATCGAACGGCTTGAACTCCATCCCTTCTTCGAGAACTGGTGTTTTACCGGCATTTTGCACTGAGCTATGGCGTTCCTGCCATTGCTGCGCGAGATTCTTTCTGGTTTCTGTGCTGAGCTTGCCGGGATATTGCAAAACACCCGATACCGTGGTGCCTTGGGCGAAGATACGGGCTGCATGGATTTGCGTTTGCAGAGATAGTGAAAACACGTCTTGAGATGCTGAGATGGGCGAAATACCCATGACGCCATCAGAAACGGATAAGTTCTTGATGTGGACGACATCCTCGGCGGGCACAGCCATTTTGCTGCCACCAAGCAATTTGTGTGTCAGGGTGTAGGTAATCACGCCATTGATACTTGAGACGTAGACTGACACCATATCTGGTGAGATTGGCAAAAGCATGTTGGGCTCGCCTTTGCCGTTTCTGCCGACATAGACAAAGGCGTTGCCTCTTAGAGACAGGCTCATCACGATGAAGCTGATAAAATCGAAGCTGGTTTGCCAGTCATTGGGTTCGTCAAACAGATCAACCAACGGGTGGCTCTCGGTGCTGACAAAGCCACCCGTTGCCAATTTCTTTTGCATGAGGATGGGCAGGCAAGCCACGTCTTCGGATAAGGTTCGCACTGCGCAATAGACAGAGGCGGATGCCAAGCTCGAATAATGTGAGACTGGCAAGCCTGTGTGTGTTGGATTGAGCCCGTTGAGCAACAGGGAAGGGGATGGGTTGGTGGTTGACCAGCCGCCATCTTTTTGGATTGTGATTGCGCCAGCTTTGTTGAAATCCAGATTTAGGGCTGGAATGGTCGCAATACTGGTTTCAGGTTTCTTGGATTTCTTGAACATCCATTATTTAGCGGTTAGACGTAGAAAAGTCCGTCTGCAAATGGTTCGCCGGTTTCTTCTGGTGCCAACATGCACCTCGCCAAAGCGAGAATGGTAGCTATGACACCATCAATCTTGTTTTCAGGTTTCGCTTTATTCGGCTTGATGTTATCGTTGGTATCCACTCGGACAATCACGTTGCTCGCCATCCAGAGCAAGATTGGGCAGTCATAGTGAAAGCGATTTGACAAGGTGAGCGCGTCGAGTTCCTTGGTAGGCTCAGACAGGTTGCCAACCGATTGCCCGATTTCGACAATGGGTGCGCCTTTTTCCATGAGCCTTTGCACAAGCTGGCGGGCTTCGTATGGATCAATGCCAATCTCTATAAGATCGAAATTTCTCATGTCGGATAGCATTTCATCTTCGATCACTTTGAAATCTAAGATGTTGCCTTCTGTGGTTTTGATTCTACCTTCGCGTTCCCACCCCTTATAACTGGCGTTTCTGCCATCGATGACTGCGGCTTCCGGGAGGTAATAGGTCGGATATGCGTAGTAGTGGGTTTTGCCGTTTTGCTGTCTCGGAAAAAGTAGAACTTTGCAGGCAATATCACTTTTGGTACTTAAATCTATCCCCATATAGCAACGCTCGCCTTGCAGGTCTTCCAAGGTCGGCATGTCTTGGTCTCGGCATCTCTGCCAAGCTTCCATGTTCGCCCAAGCCAGCGAATTGCTCACCCACACGTCGAGGTGTTTGGTCAGGAACCCAGCTTGTTTTGCTGGCATGGTCATGGCTTCGCGCGCTAATCCGGTGATGTAGTCGGCATCCACAGAGATGCCCCAATTGGGATTTGCCTTCTGCCATGTGTTTGGGTCTTGCCAATCGTCGCCTTCGTCGATGCCCCATATGCAGCCGAACACCGATTCGTCATCGGCGGCTTTATTCAGGATTTTGGTCAGGTAGTCGTGTTGTTCATAGCCAACCCCGCTGAAATCGAATCCAGCCGTGGTGATTGCCCAAATGATGGATTGCGGGCGCTTTCCGGCACCTGTGATCAAGACATCCCACACGTCGCGTTGTTTATGGGCATGCACCTCATCGACAATTGCGCAATGGATATTCAATCCGTCGAGGCTCGAACCCTCAGCGGACAAGGCGGAGAATTTGCTATTGGTGCGTTGCACGGTGATGGCGTGAGCCATGCAATCCACACCCAAGGCTCGCATGAGCTTCTGAGTAGCTGGGGAGCGTACCATGCCTTGTGCGTCATTAAAGACGATGCCGGCTTGCTGGCGTGTGGTAGCGGCGGAATATATCTCGGCTCCCCCCTCGCTATCCCCAGCCAGCATGTAGAGGGCAACCCCGGAAGCCAGACAGGATTTCCCGTTGCCTCTGGGCACTTCGATATAGACGCGTCTAAAGCGGCGTTTGCCTTCCCTATGCCCGCCAGAACTCAACCAGCCATACGCCTCGGCTATGATGAAAACCTGCCACGGCTCCAAATGGATCAGTTGCCCGGCAAGCTCGCCCTTGAGGTGGGGGAGGCGTTCAATGAAGGCACAAGCTCGATTGGCTGCCTCTCGGTCATAGCGGAACCTAAAGCCTGGTGTAGAAGCCCTCTGCCGGTCAGAAATCGACCGCTGGCAGGCTTTAATCACCCATTGGCAGGCTGGTATCCGCCCGTAGACCACATCCTCTGCGTAGCCCTCAGATATGCCCGTGTAGTTGCGTATCAGGGCTTGAGCCATAGGCGGAATTCTTCGGGGTCTTCGGCTTTAGGCGGGGCACTGACCTTGGAGCGGTCAGCCGGGGTTAGCCCGCATTTCGCAAGCAGGGTCAGGTATTGCTTCCGCAGGTCGGAGATAATGGCGACCTCGGGGAATACGCGGATGACAGGTGCGCCCCTGTCAGTCTTGGCGACCTCGAACAGAGATTTGCGGGCTTTCAGGCTGGCTTCGGCTTCGCGCAGATCGGCATAGGTGGAGGCGACCAATTCGAGGATTGGTGCATCAACCACGGTGCAGAGGTTCATTTCGTCGAGTAGCTGCGCGGTAGTCGCAAAGGCTGCCTTGCCAACCGGGCTCAGGTGCTTGGGGGCTACCGGGATGCCACGGGTCGGTTGTGGTTCATTCGGATTTTCGCGGGAAGGTCTGAGGGTGCCCTGAAGCTGCTTAAGCGCGGTTGGCTTCTTAGGATTTGTCATTTTTGATCACGCGAGCTTTCACCTTCGCTTTCGGCTTAGGTGCAGTTTTCGGTTTTGCCTTTGGTAAGGGCGGCAATCCTGTCTGACTGAAATTATCCAAGACGAAAATCCTAATTTGTTTTTGTTATTTAGGATTCGGCTTGGGGTATTGGGGTCAGGCAACTGGATTTACCGAAAATTCGTGTAGGTGCGATTGGTGGCAGTCCCAGACTCATACTTTTCGGACACCCCCATAGGTTGTAGTCTTGGTCTGCAACGGTTGGATGGTTGCAATTGGTTTTGTCTTGTTGAGTTATGTTATTTATGCATAGCTCGACGCGTATGATTCTGTGCGAGCTTTCCCTCTTGCTGGCGTTTGATTGCATGGCATCTCACACACAATGATTGCACATTGGTTGTGTCATACATGCGTTCTGGTGCGTCTTTGACCGGCACAATATGATCAAGCTCTTTGGCTTCACATATGAAACCATCAGCCATGCACTGCACACACAATGGATTGTCTCGCATCCATAGATTGCGAAACTTCCGCCATTGGTGATTGTAAACACCATTGGTATAGGCGTTGTGTTGCTTGATGGCTCGCTGCTTACGCTCTTGCGTGCCCGGAGCCACATGGCGAGGTGGTGCAATCGGCATCAGAGTTCTTCGTCTTCAACCACATTCTCGACATCAAGCTTGTCGGAACTCCAACTCCAGATTTCCTTTGATACAGGCAAAACGCTATTATCGACGCTATAAGAGCAATGGTCGGTGTCATATTTGCCAAACGTGATTTCTCGAAAAACGAAAGAAAATATCCTACAAACCAGTTTTGCCCATGGATGACCGGCTGCACGGGCTCTGGCTATGCGGGCTGACAGGGTTTCGTCTGGATCACCGAGCAACAGCGTATTGGCAGCGTGGTCGAGCATCACTGCGAGATTGATGAGAAACTGAGGTAATACGTTCATTTTCGTATTTATGGCTTAAATAATTTTATGAAAATGCGCTGCCGAACATATTGGGATAGACCTTTGCCATCTCCATTTTTAGAACGTGAACAGCGTTTCGTTGTGATCGCCGCAGAATTTCAATCACATTTGCCTCTGGCGTTCGAGGTCGGCATCATCATCGAACGCTTAGGCATCGATTGCGTGGCTGCTATGATTGACCCGATATCAGAGGACATTCATCTTGTGGTCGAGACTGCGAAGGATGCAGTAGCTTTGAAACTCGCCTTTGGTCGATACTGCATCTATCATTAGTCAAATTGCTGTTGACGAATTGTAAATTGTGATTCTAATATGCTTTTAACGAAACGCAGCGGAGCTTAGTTAGATGAACACTCGCACGCATGTCATTAACGGCATGAAGTTCCGCGAAACCTATTCGTCTCGCGGGCAAATTATTCACTATGTCAACGGTAAGCGTGTCGCTTGGACGGCTTACATTAAAGCGATGGGCGAAGCCAAAGAGGCAAAGAAATCCGGCGAAAAAGAAAAGGGAGCTTAGTGGCTCCCTTTTTTCATTAGTATGATCCGCCATCCACAACACCCGACACTATGCCAAGAGAGCCTAAATCGGTCAGGGCTACGGAATTCGTGATCAATCCTTTAGTGTTTACGGTGAGCCCGTAGAACGTTCCTGCTGTGGCTCCAGAGGTCGCAAGGCTGAGTGATACCGTGTTGCTGGTCGAGGTGCCTGACACGTCCCCAGATACGACAAGGGGGCTCGCTATGGCGCCCGAAACGTCGGAAACTGAAAGCGTGATGGCTCCAGTTCTGCCGCTAACGCTAACCACCTCCGAACTGATGCCGTCCAGCTTTTGCCATGTGCTTGTCCCAAAGATAGCCCAGTCGCCAGCATTCCATGAGTTCAAGCCGTCGAGCGAGGTGCTTCCCGCTGTCGCAACCACGTAATAGTGCCCGGTTATCCCTGTGCCGCTCGCCAAGCTCGGTGAGTTCGTGCTGGCGTTCCATGTGCCTTGGTAGCTGACAGCACCAACCAAGCTGGACGGAATTTGACCTGTAGTAAGGTGTCCGGTTCCGTCGAGGGTTGCCACGCCATTGGCTGCCCCAAGGGTGCTGGTGCTGATTGGCGTATAGCCCAAGGCGTTGCTGATGTCCGTGTTGGCAAGCACCACAGCGCCTGTCTTGCCTGCTACTGAGCTTACTGGATACACGATAGCTGTCGTGCTTACTGAGGTAATTCGTCCTTTTGCGTCCACCGTGATATTCGGCACAGCGGTGCCGGTTGAACCGTAGGTGCCAGGTGATGAATTTACCGTGGCAAGCGTAAGCACCACACTATTGGCACTCTCAACTCCGCTCACATCGCCTGACGCTGTGAAGTTGCCGGAGCTACCGCCAACGTTCGAGCCCGCGACTACGCGCCCATATTGATCAACACTAACTGTATTGTAGGTGCCCGCTGTGACTCCGGAGTTTGCCAACACAGTCGATATGCTGATGCTGCTGTTGCCTTGAAAAGTTGAACTTCCGGTCAGGGCTCCGGACAGTGATATCGTGACGGGATTCGTCAGCGCGTTCGCCGTGGCAGGAATTCCACCTAAAATGACAATCGAGTTGGCGCCCGCCACCGACTTTTGAAAGCTCAACGTGCCATCGTAAACATTTAAATAAAGCAAGCCACTAACCGCGGAATTTGCGCTGGGATAATTGCCGGGGGTGGAAGTGCGGTGTTGGAGGACTGAAAATGACATTTAGGGATACCAAACTGAGTGTTTGGTATTTAGGCTACTGGGTCGGTTTTATAGCCATGTCATTTTGAACAAGGCGGCATCTTGTTTATTCGCGAAAGTGAACGTGATTGGGACGTGGTGTTCAGGAATGCCGAAATCCCAGCCCATCGAGAATGCGTTTAGCTTCCAGTCTGCGACCTCTTCGCAGGTCGGATGCTCGACAGGTGCGGATAAATTTTCGCATACCCATGTTTGCACTTCATCATTAAATCGCAAGAAATTTGGAGCACGATAAAATATTTTGTATGCGCCCGTGCGGTGGTTTCCATGTTTTTGCCAATCAAAATCCAAGTTTTCGGTGATTAGAAAGGCAGACTGAAGGAATGGTAAAAACGGTTCTATTTGTTTCATTAGAGGTGCGCCAATACGCGGGATGCCATATCTATAACCACAACCAATGCGGCGACTGGCACCACGATAGACACGACGCATGAAACGCACATCGCGACACGTATGAGGGTATCGGTTAAATCTTTAATCATTTGGGTGGGCTCCTATGCGTTCGAGATATTCCCAAGCCAGAGCGTCCCGCGAATAGAGTTCGATCAAATCCATAGCCTCTGTGAAAACTGAATCTATTATTTGTTGAAGTTGGCTCATCGCTCATCCCCTTGCGTCAAAGCGCAGGTCATCAGCAATTGCTCGACCAAGTTTCTAACAGTGGGATTGGTGGAGCGCGTTGCATTCAGGATGGTAAGGAGCTTCACCGGGTCTGGAATCTGCGAGGCGTGGCAATTTTCCAACGCGAAACAGATCTGATATTCCCATTGCCTATTTGGCTCGTATGTCAATTGTCCGATTTGGAATTCTGGTGAGGTATGCGAGGGCGGCACACGCTGAGGCAATGGGATTTGTGCAGCCTGTTGCATGGGCGGTGGCAGAACCGCACCAGTCAGGAACGCGGCATATGAGTTCATGATTGTGTTATGCAGGTCGGCTGGGGTGATAGTTCCGTCAACCACGCCTTCCAACGTCGCATCTGAAAGCATAATCTGACTTGTTAGATTTGTCATAAAAGTGTTTCCTAAAATGTATATTGTATGTTAATATTTAGCATAATTTACAGAGTAAATCTATATATTTGTTAAATTATGCCTTTAGATTTGCGATTGGCAATCATCCTATCGAGTTGAATTTGTGTCTGTCGTTCGTGTGGGTTCATCCGGCTATAGCGGGTGAAAGGCTCAGGTTCTTTACTTAACCAAATGTCGCCATGGGCGAGATGAAACACCATTTCGTCAGTTTCATTTAACATCCTAAGAAACAAGGCTGTTTGAACACGCTGGGCAGCGCCAATAACATATTTGTCGCTGGTTTCCTGCCAGCCTCTCGGAATGACATCCCGACACCATTTTTTCATTTCTGACATGCGGGCTTTTTCCAAATGAAAAAATTGCCGGTCTCGTCTCGACCACCCAGCAGCCGTTTTTAAGCTCGAATGAAACGTGATATATGGCTTTACCTCGCCGTTTGGATCAAGATATCCAGCATCAGAGATAACCGTGTATGTGCCTGTGTAGCCGGCTTTATCAAGCAAATACGCTGGATAAAACTCAACGCGGCTATTTGTATCAATTTCATACTCGCAATTTGTCATCATACATTTGACACGTCCGAGTTGGTGTATCCGTGTTTCGGCGTCTATGTTCATAATTTTGTCTTTCAAATAAGAGAAACTTGGGCTCTGAGACGGTTGATGCGTTGGCGATATTCCAAGTCGGGTTTCACCTCAGGTTTCACCTCGGGTCTAACCGATGGTGTCGGGGCAGCCTGCAACTTCAGGTTTCGCAAAGGTTGGTTCTGATTGAGACTTGCAAGGTCGGCATCACTCATCGCCTGCTTGATCCGCTCTTGAAGCTGACGACCGGTGTATTTGTTTTGAAAGTAATTTGCGGCTTGGCTGTCAATCTCAGCCGCGACCACCTGCATATCGCCAAAGGTCAGCATGCCGCGTGAGCGATAAAACGCGGTTTTGAGCAGGCTATACATGGTCTGCCAATGACCGTTCGGCGGGTTGGCATAGCTTGCCAACTCATCCTTGCTCAGCCAGTCGGCAGGGTTGCTAGCCCTCAAGCTGGTGATAACTGCATTGGGATGCGGGTTAGAGGGCTTGGAAGGGCACTTAGCCCGGCTATAGCCGTAATCCCGCAGGTATGTGTCGGTTGGGTCGGCAAGCTCTTGCCGTGCCTTCAAGGCGAGCGTGGCATCGACGCACATGGGCTTACCGGCTTGGAAATAGGTCGGGGCATGATGGGCAGGTGCAATGGCATAATGGGCGGCATCAGCCATGCTCATGTCGGCTTGGCGGTTGCAGGCTAACCAGCTTACCCATGCCGTCATGGGTCTGACTTCGGCTCTGGTCATAGGTCTATCGGTCTCGATGACCAGTCGATAACGCGGCTTAGCTGGTGTCGAGCTATAGCTGGTGTAGCCGAACAGTGAGACACCGGGCAGCCGTGCGACCACATCATCCCATTGCACCGGCACCCCGACGAAATCATCAGCTACGTCGATGTCGATTACCAGACTGGTGATTTCATCAATTTCGCCATCCTTGTGGCGTTTGTCTTGTAGGAACTTGGCAGGCACCCATCCCTTATGCGCGTCCTTTGGCAAGCCTTCCTCACCCTTGAGGTCTTGCAACACGCATCCCATTAGGTCTGCAAAGCTGTCCAAGGTAGCAGAGAAATTGATTTTGCCACGGTGCAACAGAAAACTTCGCGTCTTTTGATCAAAAAATATCTCGGTCATAATTGAAATGTGTTGCATATCAGTATGTTTTCAAAATTGTAAAATTGGGATTGGTCGAGTTGAATGACGTAAGAACTGCTTTTAATTTTTCGTGTTTCACGCATAGCTCTTTGATTATCTCAAACAGGTCGACATCATCAATTTTAATTTTGCTTGGTATGCTCAAAGCGTCATCAACACGCACATTGGCATATGCGACCTTGTGCCACATCGCGGGTGTGCCATTCTTGCGTGTTCCGGGGCACGTAGCTGGCGGATCGGGAAATGGGTGTGTGTGGTTTACGAGATGGCATACCTCACCGGCGCCTGCCACAAATGCGTGCCAGCCCCATGTCAGTATGTCCGGCTCCATCTCGAACAAAAATCGTCGGTCGGTTATATCAGTTTTTGTCCCATCTCGGTTATTTCGTATGAACTTGGCTGGCTCATCAATGAGCAACAAAGATGGGTCGTAGGTGATGACGACGCGGTTGTGATTTGATGAATGAGTCTTGAACGGCGAATACATGTTATTTCCTTTAAATTTTTCTTTATTCGTAAATTTGTCTTCTTTGCAACAATAAATTTTTGACCCAACTCCTTATAGAGAAAGAAAACGCGACAGCGTTTTCTCTCTATAGGGGGTATTGCGTATTGCGTTTTCTTTTACTCAATTAAATCAATGACTTACAGAAACGCAACTGACCTAAAAAACTCGATGTTGCGGTATCAAAAGTTGCGTTTTCAGCCTAATTTCAGCCTTGGGTCTCCCATAATTTTGCATGAGAACTTGGTTCCCATACGTGAGACTCGTTTAACGACATTATCGTATGTCGTCGTGATATCCACATATCCCGTGTCATCACCCATGTTAGCTGGAATGGCGTTTTTTAATCTGTTGCTGCCTTCTGTGTTATCACTGATTTGAAGTTGCGTTGCTCGCATACCGGCAATCAGTTTTTTCTGCGACAAGGTTTGTCCGTCCTGCATCACGGATGCGATGGCTTGCTGGTCGCCATGAATACGAGCTTGCGACTGCATTTGCGACTTGCTGGGCTCATTGGTGTCATGCACCACAACCAAGCTATGCCGTGGATCGCCCATGTGGTCGGGGTATTTGATGTCGATTTCCTTGACGGAAATTCCTTCGATCCAATACCCGTCTTCGTCGTCTTTTTGCTTAGAGACAAACAGACGCAATTTATTTTTGTCGTCTTTATCGCGTTCAAGAAAAAGTTCAGTTTCCAGCGAACATTTGAGGTTGTAGCTGCCACGAGCCCCACGAGACACATCCTTGCCTGTGTGGTGAATAAGCATCACGGCACACTCGAAATTTTCTTTGATTCGGTCGGCTGAGGCAACAGCAACACCCATAGCAGCCGCTGAGTTTTCATCTCCCCCAACCATGCTGCGAGCTAAGGTATCAATCACCACGAACGCAAATTTGTGAGGTAGGTTCTCGATAAAATAAATCAGATCATCAACCTCGGTTTTGTCCAAGAGATTGACCGGTGCGGTGATGGTTTTTAGCCTCGTATTTTTGATTTTTTCATCGATGAAACCGTGTTCGATACGCCAAGCCCGGACACGTTTGCGCATGCCGTGTGCGCCCTCAGCGGCAATATACAGGACATCTACGGCATCCATTTCCTTGCCTCGCCAATCCATGCCGTAGGCGAGTCTTAAGCATATATCGAGGGCAAGAAAGCTTTTGCAGTGCCCTGATGGCGCATACAAAACCGACAGGCTTTGTTTTTGGATCAGCTTGGGAATCAAATAATCATTTTCGGGAATGATTTCCATGTCCTCGATGGACAGGATTGGAAATTGTTTTCTCTCGCGAGGCTGCGAGGCTAATTTTTGGCTGGCAATAAACTTGTCGATGTCTGTGAAATCTTGGTTATCCATTGTGAAATCCGTGGGTTAAAATGTTAAAAAGCCGGGTAGTTGCTGCCACAACCACCCGGCTTCTTATTTTTAACCTTTACGACTTTTCACATTTTAGACCCATGTATTTATACCAAATGGGGTAGGGAAAAGCAATAACGAAATAAAATAATGCAGATAATGATGTGGCAGCACCAACTAATATTATTTATAAATCAATTTAATTTGACAAAGCAATATATAACTTAAAAATAAGTTAGCCCCAGACGGGCTTCAATCCGTCTGGAGTTTGAGAAAAATTATTTTGTTTTGATCTAACCGGTATTTTACGTGAGCGAGTAATTTTGCTCACCCTGTATTTATACGCGGCTCGAATGCCTATTGCAATTTCTAAATCTAAATAATGGATGTCATTCACAATCCAACTCAAAAGATCATCCGTCGCCGGACACAGCCCGTCGCTCACCGGCAACTCAAGTTTGGTGTTTGGGGAACTTTCAATCAATACGACTGATCAATTACTTTATTTTGTCAGCAACGCGACCGGCTCAAACGCCATCGTCTGCATAGGTGCCCAACCGGCATCAGCCAACGCATTAACCACACCGCGCACAATTACGCTCACTGGCGATATCACCGGCTCTGTTTCGTTTTCCGGTAATTCCAATGTTTCAATATCCACAACATTAGCGACAGCCCCATTCAGCACCGGCACGAGTGGCTACCAGAAGATGCCATCAGGCATCATCACTCAATTTGGACAGGGCACACTGGTTAGCGGATCAAACGTCGTCAGTTTCCCGGTCAGTTTTCCCACAGCTTGCACCGCCTTTACCTGTTCTGCGCGAGGCACTGCGGTAGCCACACAGAGCCCGCTTTTTTCGAACACAGCCGGCACATCAGCAGCCACGGTCTATTCCGCCACAGGCACGACATACACCTTCACATGGTTTGCCGTGGGTTATTAGCCGATGACCACAATCACGGTCATCCTCGCCAATGCGTCGAATTCGCTGCAATCTTTTACGATTCCGAGTGATTGCCAGTCAGCCCAAATAGAATGCTATAGCGGCGGCGCTGGCGGACAAAACGGGTGCCTCGGGGGAGGTGGGTCAGACCGTGGCTCTGGCGGCTCTGGCGGGTATACCGTTGCCACGGGAATCGCCCTCACACCAGGCACCACGGTCTACTATCAGGTCGGATTAGGCGGGCAGGGCGATGCCGCGCAGTCGTCCATTACTTACGGCTCGACGGGCGGTGATGGGCAGCCTACTTGGTTCAATGGCACCAGTGTCGCCAATAGCTCATGCTCAGCCAATGGCGCGCGCGGACCAAACGGGGGCGGTAATGGCTCGGGTGGCTCGACCTCGGGCATTGTTGGCACAGGCACAGCCGGCAAGCCCGGTCAGTATGGCAACACGTATGGCTCAGCCGGTGGCACCTCGGCACCCGGACCAAGTATCTCTGCGAACTATGGCGGACCTGCCTCTGGCACCTCTGGTGATGTCGGTGGCGGTGGTGGTGCAGGTGTCGGCACAGCAGGTTTTGGTGTTAGCTCAGCCTCGGGCGCGAATGGCGGGAATGGCAACGCCAACTCGGGTGGCACGGGCTCGTTTTCACCAACCGTAAATGGTGGCGATGCCACTGTAGGTGATGGCGGTGGTGGTGGAGGTGGTGCGGGAGCTTCATCGGGCTCGATCACCAGTAATGGCGGCAATGGCACATCCTATTATATCTATACCGACACTTATTCAGGCTTTCAGGCAGGACCGGGTGGCGGGGGTGGTGGTGCAGGTGGGTCAGGCAACGCAGGTGCCGGCACAGGCATGCCCCAAGGCGGCAACGCGGGCTTTGGGGCAGGTGGTGGTGCGGGCGGTCTAACCGGCTCTGGCGGTGGTGCAGGCGGCAATGGCGGACAAGGCTTTATCGTTATCACCTACATCTCGACACCACCTATTATTGTCAATAACTCAAACAAGTTTTTGGTCAAATTAAAGCACTCAGGCGTTGCCGGGCATATCCCAAGCACATTGGCTCCCGGTGAGATTGCCATCAATTACGTGGATAATTTGATTTATGCAGCCAATACCGGGAACGTTGTCAGCGTGATTGCGGCTGTGGTTCCGGCAACAGCGAATAGCTTCTCGACCAATTCGACCATCAGCTTGAGCAATGCTGCAACTGGCTCGGTGAGCTTCAACGGATCAAGCAATGTGTCGATTGCGACCACAGCGAATTTCTCAGCCACGAATTCCGCACAGGGAAGTTTTAAGTATCCGACAGGAATTATGTGTTGCTTTGGCTCAAGCACGCTTAGCTCGGGCACAAAAAATATCACATTTGCAACACCATTTCCGACAGCTTGCATCTCGATCCAAGCGACCTCACGCGGTACGGCTGTTGCAACTCAGTTGCCAATTTTTTGCAAGACACCGACCACAACCACAGCGACATTTTATGCAAATACGAGTTCAACATATGCGTTTTACTACGTTGCTTTTGGATATTGACGTGATGTATACATAATTTCGCCGAAAGAGACTTAATGCCAGCAGGCAAAGCAACGAAAATTGGCGATGCATTTTCTAACAATAGTCTAAACGGCAGCAAAGAACGGTAAAGCCTCATATATTCATAAAAGTGGAAACCCCCGGCAAGAGATTGCTGGGGGTTTCTTTTTGTGTATAGCCATCGAAAGGACCGCCATATATGCAGGTTTCCTTGTTTGAATCTGTGAAGCGACATACCTCGCAGCATGCACAGCTTGTATTCTCGCTCATTTTACTCCCCGCTTAATTTCACAATCATCCGCAAATTTGCAATAGCATCCTGCACGGCTGGGTTTTGCGATATTGATGCTGTCCATAGCTCCGCTGCAATTTTCTATAGCCTCGCTAAAAAGCCAGTGGCGGAATGCCAATGACCACGCGAAGGCGGCGCAAACGCACTTCAAAAATAGTTATCTGCATTGCTGTCTTTCTCTTTTTCATGTCCAAGCACGGTGATGATGATTTCCTTTAAGGCACCGTGAACGGCACCGAGATAAACCCGCCCGACACGATGGCTGCGTATCCCGAGTATTTCACTACTGAATCCAAGAATAACGCTTCAAGATAGAGATTTCTGGATGTGGCTGCGTAGTTGCAACTCACGTTGGGGTTGGTGCAGCCATCATCGAAATTGATGGTCAGCACATGGCGACCAGATGCCAAGTTGGCAGGAATGGTCAGCCTTTGAACCTGACCCAAAGACCTAAGCGCATTGATGCGCGGAGATGCACCAGCGGTTGCGTTTATCGCATTGCCATCCAATGTGAAGCTCACCGAAGGCTGCCCGTTATAGCTATCACCGCCGAACAACACATACAGGTTGTGAGCCGTGCTGACACCGGCTGTTGCCGTGTAGTTGATGGCTGCACTGGTGATAGTCAGTCCCTGATTCGTGGTGATTTGAATGGGGAATGTCCCTGCCGAGGCTGGCGTGTATGTAAAGCCGGTAGCTGACGAGCTACCTGCGTTGATTGTGATCGAGCTTGGCGAGAAGGTGCCACCATTGCCGCCATCAGACGGGGTTATGATTGTGGTGGCAACCAAGGCTGCCGATGGCTGAATTACGAAATTGCCCGAGGTCGCTGAGACTGCCCCTGAAGTTGGACCGGTCAATGCGAGTGAAACATTGCTGGCAACCACATAGCTGATGGGTGTGCCGGAATTCGTCAAGCTCGCATTATTAGTGATCGAGATAGATTTCGTGCCACTCGATGCAGGCGTATATTTGAACGTGGCTGGCGTCGAGCTACCTGCGTTGATTGTAATCGAGCTTGGCGAGAAAGTGCCACCCGCGCCTGAATCCGAAGGCGTGATTACCACGGTAGACCCAAGCATGCCATTTGGAGTCACTGTGAAGTTGGAACTTTGCGCACCTTGCATTCCGGATGTCGGACCAGATAACACAAGCTGGGTAGCAGCGGCTGCCGATACCGTTAGGGTATGCGGGCTACCTGTCTCAGCCAAGCTGGCATTGTTGGTGAAGCTGATTGCCTTAGACCCACTCGACGCAGGCGTATAAGTCAGGGTTTTAGCCGACGCAGAGCCCGCTACAATGGTGATTGAAACCGGATTGAACGCGCCGCCCCCTCCGCCATCGGAAGGCGTCAGGGTGGTATTGCTGGCGACAGCGCCATTAGGTGTGAAAGTAAGCGTGGTAGCTTGCCCTACAATGCCTGTAGAGCTTCCTGACAGGGCTACGCTGGTAGCTGTGGCTGCTGTGGCAATGTAGCTGATGGGCGAGCCGGCAACGGTCAGGCTTTGGTTATTGGTGATCGAGATAGATTTGGTGCCAGAGGTCGCAGCGGTGTAAGTGAAGTTGACCGAGGCGGATGAGCCGGCTGCAATGGTGAACGTGGTTGGCGTGAAAACACCGCCATTCCCTCCGTCAGATGGGGTTATGAGCGTGGCACTTGCCGCAGACCCATTCGGGTGGACCGTGAAATTCGACGAAGCAACGCCTGTGGTTCCGGCAGAAGGTCCAGCCAATGTCAAACTTGTGGCTGCGCCTGAGGTAGTGGAAGCCATGACTTTGATCAGAACAACGCCATTAAAGCTGGCAGGCACCGAGCTAACATTTGTGTAGGTGCCCAAGGTCGAGCCGGATACCGGGTCATAAACGATGACTTGCGGGTAGGTCGCCCCAAGCTGAATGGTTGATGACACATTGCTTGGCGTGATGTCGGTATGGCTGGTGTAGTTATAAAAATAGGCATCCGTCCAAGCCGCCACGACAAAGCCATAGCTCGCGGTGAACACCTGCGACAGCACGCCCCCAGAGGCTGACACAGTGCCAGTTGGACTGACCATGACACCGGTAGGATTTGGGTCTGCTACGAAGGTAGAGAAATTATGCCATGCTGTGGCTATGGGTTTCGGGTTGCCCGAGCTATCGAACATACCGAAATGCTGTTCGTGGTCGGCGCAGCCCGAATCTGCGTTTTCGTCGAGCAGTTCGTATTTGGTGATTCTGAGCGGCTTGCCATGCACAATGTATTGGAAGGCATCCAAGCTCGCAGACAGGCTATACGGGGCTGATGCTGTTCTCGAAATGTAATACGGATAATTTTCTTCGGCACAATCTGTCCAACCACTCTCAGTCAATATCAGTGGCTTAGTGGTTGCGAGATTGAGAAAGCCCGGCACGTTATTATCAAAAGCCACGTAGGCTGGAAGTGCTGCGAAATACAGATGGGTATTTCCGACATCGGCATAGGCAGACTGGTCAGGCGTGTTCGCAATCTGACTTGATCCTAATGTCTGAGAAAACATGTAGACATAGGGGATAGAGCTAAGATTGGAGTCGCCTTTTACGGCAGAATAAAGGGCTTGCTGATAAACCAAACAACCCTGAAAGCCTGTCAAGCCTTCGAAGTTGTAGGTTGCAAGTGAGTTTGGATTGCCATCACACTCATTCTGACCTTCGATGGCTTCCACGGCTCCCGCACCGAGATACGCAACTGCATTTTCAGCAGCGGAAATATCCTGTGATATGCTTGGGTCTTGCCAAAAATAGGTGAAGCTGGTTTTGACACCTGAGTCGGTGATGCCTTTGAGACGTGCGAGTTGCGCGGACGATGCGTTGATCGGATTTTCACCGCGCATGTGTTTGAAACCAATGTAGCTCATGGCACTTGGCAAATTCACCGAGCCGTAGCTTGTGGAATCATACGTCCAATGGATGTTAACTGACTGTTGATTCATAAAGTCTGTAATTGAGCCTGTGGCGTAGGTCGGGCTTGTGGTGCCAGAGCTACCGCCCGAAGACCCACCAGAGCTACCCCCTGAGCTTGTGCCGGATACGTCGATAACGATGATGCCGGGGAAACTGACCGAGACCTGACTGACATTGGTATAGGTTGCCAACACAGTGCCAGAGACCGGGTCTTCTACCTTCACATTGGCGTAGGTGGCACCAAGCTGGACAATGGCTGAAAGATTCGGCGGGGTGATATCATAGAAAGCTCCGTTGCCACCCATACCATCAGACCCGGTATTTGAGTGGTTCCAGTAGCTTTGATCAGTCCACAACACGTAGTCCCAACCATTCGATTTTGTGAACACCTGAGACTTGATGGCTGAGTTGGATACTGAGGTGCCGGTTGGCGTAATTTGCGTGCCAGTTGGGTTGGGGTCTGCAAATAGCAGGGACAGGTTATGCCAAGCCACAGCCGATGGTTTTGGGGTTCCATCATATTTGAACATCCCGAAATTATTTTCGTGATTGGAACATTCACCATTGACGGGCGGGTCATTTTGCTCATCGAAAAGCTCGTATTTGTAGAGCCGAAGCGGTGTTCCGTTTTTCACAATTTGGAAGGCATCGAGGCTGGCAGGAATGGTGTATTGCGCTTCTGCTTGGTAATCGACCCACTCATTGAAGGGGCTACCATAGGCAAGGTCGCCGCAAGAGGTATAACCACTTTCTGTTAATACAGTTGGATGCGTGGTTCCGGCTGGCACGAATAATGACGATGGCAGAGTGCCCAAAACGTCGATGCCGGGGTCATAGGCGAAATAGGCGTGGATGTTGTTGAAGTCTATGTAAGGGATAATGCTTGAATCAAATGTGTAGGTTGGCGTGGGCTGCGTTAAACTTGGTCCGAATATCTCAATACCAGCCAAGTTGGAATCGCCTTTGACGGCTGTATAAAGAGCTTGTGTGAAAGCCTCGCAGGCTTGAATGGCTGATTCCGTGCCCCCGCCTGAGTTGGTGATTCCGCCATAGGATGTGCCGGTCGATGAGCATTCATTCCAAGACTCAAACGCTTCAACTTTGCCGGCACCGAGCCAGCTATTGATGTCCTCTGCGGCTGATATATTCTGCGACATGTTGGTGTCTTCAAAGCCATAGACCAGATCAACGGTTATACCTCCCAAATCCGTAACGGATTTCATGACATTTTTGGCGTTGCCGGATTCGTTAATTGAGTTGTAATCGCGCAAATGGTGGAAGCCGAGGTACTGAATATCGGCACCAATTTGATTTCTGTAGATGTCATATGCGTTTGTGCTTGAACCACAGTTCCCATCCGGGCAGGAAGCCCCAAGGATTTTCGTATTCAAACCCTGAGAATCCATGAATTGTGTGGTGCTGGTAGCGTGAGCTTGTGAGATACCTGCAAACAGGCAAAGTGCGATTAAAAAACGACGCATGAGAAGACCTAAAAGACATATCGTCTATTTAGGTCTGGCGGGGTTTTAGCCTTTCAGTTTCACCCAACTCGACGAATCAAAGCCTCCATTTTCGAGCCTTTGGCTTGTGTGCGTAGTTGCATGACGGTATCCCGCCTGAGATATTTGACCGAGTAGTCATCTTCGATGTCGATACGGAAGCCTGCTGTGTGGTTTCCCGCAATGACAATGATTGAGCGGGCTTCGTCATCGAATACAATTTCGTCAATAATGTTGCGCAAAGCCTGTGATATGCGGGCTCTGGCTTCATAGCGTCCGGGGTGGTCTTCGCCAGTGGCATCGGCAATCAGGGCTTGCACAGCTTGTATATGGTCGAGCGGGCTGCCTTTGCCTCTGACTTGCACAAGCTCTTGTTTCAGCATGTCGAGCTTGTGCATGTCATCAACCTTGCGACCTCGCAGCAATTTCGCCGCTTGCATGTCGGGCTCGGCATCGAGGTCGCTAAGAATGAGGGTCAAGCGGGTATCAATTTTCGCAATCCGGTCATTTAGCTGCGCGATTTCAGATTCGATTGCTTGTGTCTTTGCGTCGGGTTGGAATTCGGAATCATCGAACAAGGCGGCTTTCATTGCCGACAAGATTGCGGATTCGATCTCCGGATAGCGAAATGGTGTGGAATGGGTGCAGCCCGCTTTACGGAACGCATTTTCACAACGCAAGCGAATCTGTCTGGTGCGTCGCTTTCTGTTCCTACTATCAATAGTCGCCTTAATCACAATTCTTGATCCACAAAACCAGCACGTCCCCAAACCTGAAAACAGATTCATGATTTGGTTTGTTTTTGGACCGCCTGTGTTTGTCCTGCTGCGGCGTGCTGCGAATGACCTATCCCAAAGGTCATAGTCTACAATCTGGGGATAGAAATTCGGCACCGGGTCGCCTTCCGGCTTTGGCTTTTTTTCGGTATCCCAATTTTTATGATGGGACTGAAATTCGCCTAAGACCGCCCGGTTGTCTAAGAGTTTCTGGATATAACCATGATACCAGCCTTTGATTTTTTGCCGTGGTCGAATGAAATGGGGGGTAAACGGCGGTATTTTGTCATCGTTCAATCGCTGGGCAATTTTTATTTTGCCGTGCATGGTCGCGGTTTCTTCAAAGATTCGGCGCACAATAGCGGCGCGTTCTTCGATTACCTCATACTTGCCATCGACAATGCGCAGCCATGCCGGGCAGTGCATGGTGAGGGCTTTATGCTCGGCGCTGGCGCGGAGCTTGGCACCCTTCCAGCCTTCGCGGACACGCTTGCTTTTCTTGTCCGTCTCTTCTTTGGCGAGGGCGTGTTTGATGTGGGAAATCAAATCCCGTTGCCACCCATCCCCAGCCTGCATGACTACACCGTCAGCCGTGGTCGCTATCAGCAGCCCATGACCGATGATTTCATTGGTCAGCGTTAGGGCTGCGAGTGCGTCGCCTCTGGAAAAGCGGTCTTGATTCTCATAAATGAGATAGCTGCCCTTCTCGATTTTGCCGGCTCGGACAAGGGCAATGAAATCGCCAATTTTGCCATTGGTCAGGTTGTTCCCGTTCGCGGCGCTGACCCCTTCGTCCAAGATCGGCGGTTGCATATCGAGCTTGTGGTAAGCGCAAAACCGTTGGGCGAGTTCGAGTTGGCGACGTTTGGAGTCGCCCTCTGACTGCTGATCGCTGGAAAACCGGACGTAGGGGTAAGCCTTGGGCAT